CGCCGTATCGTGCCGTGAACAACCTTATCGGCTTCGTTTTCTTTTCTCGTTGCCCAGCGCAAGTGGTTCGGGTTCACACAACCTTCGTGGCCCTTGCCGCATGAGTGAGCCGCTTCATGTTGTGACGTCGGCGGCTCGCCATGAGCGAGCCTACACATGGCATTTGGAACGCTAGTGGAATGCCCATCAATAGTGATAACGCCGCGGCCGTTGTCGCTCACAGTAAACGGCCATTTTAGACAATCATCGCCATCATATGAGGCATGATCTTCAAGCCATTTCAGATTTATGCGATGACGCGGGTTCAGAGACGCAACCAACGGATCACCAGTTCGCTTGAACCGATGTCCATGAAACGAGCAATATCCCTTGAAACCAGACTTGTTTGTGCAGCCTTCAACCTTGCAGAGCTTCCCAGTCTGATCTCTGTCAATCTTCGATATCGTCGGGTCGCCGTTGTCCTGCCACCGTTGATAGTGCTTAGAACACCATCCGCGAATTAATTTTCCAACCCGCCCGCATCCATCAACGGAACACGCACCGTGTCCCGGAGTTTGACGGAGCCCGCCGGTTGGGCTCCCATTCCGATACCACCGGCCATAATGACGTTTACACCAACCGCGCGTATGCGCTGGCTTGCCACAATTCAGAATCGAACATATTGCTGGATCAGCCATCTCAGAACCTCATCCGTTCTCTATGGTTAGAGCCGTCGCGGTGTTACCAGCACCTCGGCGGCTCGCTTTCTTAACGTATGTTAGCTAAGTGATCCACTCGGTAAGTCAATGAGCATCTGCATTGGGCGGTTTCGCTCAACGGCGCGGCGGGGTCCAGCGGATACCGCAACCGCGCTCCCGACGACGACACGAACCGCTCGTTAAGCCCGACACTTTCGCCGTCCAATTCGCGGTGAGTATCCCGCACCCGCTTGTCGTGCGCCGAGTTCCACACCTTGCGGACGTTCTGCGCCGCGATCTTCCCGCTCTCGACCGCCTGCTGATATGCCTCGAAATTCCCGGCCTGCACGGCCCTGAGCGTTTCGGTGCGGGCGATATTTTCCGACCGCCACCGGATCGCCCGGTTCTGATACGCCGTGACGATCTTCTCAATATCCGCCGCCGCAATGGGCTTCTCAGCCTTCACAGCGCGCCGCACGATGCCGTCCAGCCGCTTGTCCCGGAGCTTGTAGCCATCCGCCGCAAACTCGCTCAGTAGCCCTTTAGGGTCGTTCTCTAGCTTCCGCCGAAGGTTGATGGCCCAGCCCGCTTGACTGTCGGTCAACCCGATCATGCCGCGAATGCCGCGCGCCGCCGCTTTAGCTCCCTGCCCGCGCGAAAGGCTATCGGTCAACGAGGTCCGCAGCATCGCCCTGGTATCGTCTGACACCGCCTGCACGAATTGCGCGCCGTAATGCGATAGCTGTTGCTCACCTCGCAGATGACGCGCATTGAAAATGATGTTGAGCCGCAGGCTCGATAGCTCCACCGTCCCAGCCGCTTCAAATGCCGCTTCCCGTGCCGTCAGGAAGCCATTGAGCGCTGCGGGCTGAATATTGGCTGCCCGGATACCAGCCTCGATGTCTCCACGCTTCAAGGCGTCTGCGAGCGCGTCCAGATCGACATTGCGCCGCCAATCGTCAAGTGCCTGCTGAAATGCCTTCCGCAGCGTTGGCTCTAACCTCGCAATCAGTTCCTCAATTTGCTTGCGTGTGGTCGGCATCAATGCACGCTCACCGTCTCAAACTTGCTGAATTAGAACGCGACCGATCCCCTGGGGGCACGCACCGGCGCGTCGCTTTTGGGCTAGACTCGCGAGCCGCACAGCATGATGATGGTGCTTTATGATTTTTGGAGGCGTATTATGTCTCGCCATTTGCCTGCATTCATTTTGGCCATCAGCCTTGTTTTCTTTCTTCATGGTTCGGCACTCGCTGACAATTGCAATGTTGATTGCAATAAGAAATGCTGTCAGACCGTTCGCATCACGCCATGGGACAAAAACACAATTTGCGAACCCGCCTGTAAGAGCAGTTGCGAGGCGACAAAGTTCGCCTGCATGAGAATTGATAGCCGCATCCCTGCAATCAGTACCCCAAACACCATCGCAGCGGTGACGAAGCTGCTTCAAACATCGTGTGCTTCAGCCTTCCAAGCAATCAATACTGCCGTTACGATCCACCAAGGTCCATATTCTGCTGGAAGCGACGCAGCCCTTTACTACGCAAGAGATTTGCTTATACGCGCGGGGTTCTTTACTGCGTCAGATTTTGCGAACGTCAGAATTCGATGGGGCAATTTAGTTGGCGATGGCCAAACGCCAGATCGGAATCTGATTTTTATTAACCAGAGATACCTCGTTCAATCACCAACCGCTCTCTACTCCATTGCTGTAACTATCGGTCACGAAATGACCCATGTCATGCAGTATCGACGCATGGGAACTGATAATTTTAAATGTCAGTACAGCCGCATGTTTTTAGATTGCGGCGCATGTCAGGATAACCGACACCCATTGGAACGCGAAGCCTATGATTGGAATCGTGCGAACAATGATCGCGTGGCTCACATCCTTGGCTTGAGCCTCCGATAAAGTCATTCGCTCACCATCAGTCCAACAGTTCCATTCGTTGACGGTCCATAATCGCGCCCGCTCTGCTGTACATATCGAAGCCCGCGACCTCATCCAGTCTAGCGGACCTGAGCGCATAGGTGCCGTCAGCCCCGAGAACAACGATCACAACGGCGCTTGGCTTTGCTACGGCGGCGAATGCGTCCGTCAAGACAGATCGGGCCGAACCCTTGATCGTGACCCGCTTCGGGCGCTTGAGAGGGATAACTTCTCCCATCACATCTGCCCGCGACATTCCCAAACTGCCGTAGCCGGGTCCGTGCTCACCTCCGAAATAGTGAACGTGATGCCTTGGATCGTGACGCGATTGCCCGCTGCCGGCTTTACCGCGACGCTGTTGGCGAGGATCAGAACCTTGCGGTCCTTGGCATCTACCAGCCCGTTCTTGCGGAAATAGTCGCTGTACGCCTCCACTATCGCTTTGCAACTGTACGGCGTCGGCACGGGCGGCAACGGATCGGCAGGATCAGGACTGTCTTGCGGCACGTCCACGGTCATAACCGCGTCGTAGAAGATGCTTTTGAGCGCCGAATTGATCGTGGCCGGGAGGCTGTCGAGAACGGTCATCACGCCCTCGCCACGAATGACGTAGAGGTCTTCCCCTTGGCCGGGAGCAGAAAGCCGCTCAACAGGCCATCAATCGTCGTGAATGTCGTGGCAGGGTCCGCGCCATCCGCATATTCGATCTCAACCGAACCGGCTTTGAGCGATTTGATAGCCCCGCCTCGCTCAAGATCGGGCGAAAGACTACCGGGCTTGGCGATCTCACGGATAGCGGCTTCACAGGTCGCATCCTTGACCTGTTGCGGTATCTTCGTCTCGTCGTAAGCCTCGCCGCGATAAATCACGCCAGCACGCGGCCATTCCAGGTTTTGCCAGACATCCGTGGCCGCACCGGGGAAGCGAATGCGGAAGGTCGCATCGATCCACGCCGTGGCGCGACGCAGCGCCTGCTCTGCCGGTTCGATCGGAGAGGCTGGGAACGCCGCCCCCTTCTTGGTGGCATAGGCCGCGCAATCGGCCACGCTGACGTAGCTGTCCGCCTCCTGATCGCCCGGCGTGGTGTTGAGCGCCATCAGACCGCCCTCGCCTTGGCTTCGTCCTCGGTCTCATAAGGACCGGAGACGATCTCCTTCCCGCGCTTGACGTAGAACTTGCCGCGCGGACCTTTGCCGACCGTCAGACCTTCCGCCTTGCACTCGCCTTCATCGTTCGCAGACTGCGCCTCGCCAGCCGCGACACGCTCATAGTGGCGATCGCGGATGGCTTGAATTTCTGCACGGCGCGCCATCTCGGCGTCGCTCGGCTTTTGATACGTCATGACGGCCTCTTGAATTGGAAAAGGGCGGGAGTGATCCCGCCCTCGCTGTCGTAGCCGCGCCGGTTACGCGATCTTGTGGACCAGCTTCACGATGCGAATGTTCTTGCTCTCGTACACCCGCGTCCAGTTGGCCTTGGCGGCCAGTTCGGTGTTGCTCGGCGTATCCTTGGCCGGAACGCCGGAGCCGGGGTCCCACTTGATGCCGCGCGGATGCAGGACGAAGTGACGGCGATTGATGAGGTATTCCTCGCCGCCGTTTTTCAGACCTTCGCGCTGCGTCTCGGACGGGGTTTTCGGCGTGCCCTCGGCGTAACCGATGGCGCCAGCACCAAACAGGTAGGTCGTGTAGACGCCCGTGCTGACCGGCATCCCGTCGTCCACGATGACGCGCTTGCCCTGATACAGGCTGATCTCTTCCTTCCCATCTTCCGGCGGGATGGTTTCGATCAGGCCCTGCTTCTTCATCAGACGATGCGTTGCCGAGTGAGCGGCGAGCGCCTGAATCTTGCCCTCGGCGTCGCCCATGGTGCCGAGCGCGTCGATAAAGGCATCACTGTCCAGAACAGCCGCCGCGCCGGACAATGCGGAGATATCGAGCGTGTTCTTGCTCTCGTCTCCCATCGCGCCCATGGCGCCGTTGAGCACGTTGATGGTCACCTTCTGCATCTGACGCGCCCACTTCGCGGCCATCAGATCGCCGATGGCTCGCATCGGATCGTCGCCAGCCAGAGCACCCGACAAGTCGGTTGCGCCGTAGACCAGAGCACGGCCATTGACCACCGCCACGTCCTTCGACGCGGTGATGTTCGAGACGGTGAGGTCCGTGCTGGTATCAAGCACCTGATCGTCGCCGGTCAGGTCCTGCCAGAACGGCATCTGGATCGTGGAGCCGCCCTCGCCCAGCGAGATATCGCTGACCGTGGAGACGATGCCGGCCTGCCAGAGTGCGGACAGTTCGGCGGTGCGCTCGATAACGTAATTGTTGAAAATCTCTGGGACGATGACGTCCCCAAGCTTAGTGGCGCTCATAGTGAGCCCTCCTCGTTATGTTGGGATGAGTGATGGAGAAAGCGCCATCCCATCGGGCAGGGCTTCCTTTGGTCGGCATCGCCGGCCGAAGATCGATTGCCTCTTACGAGGCGAGAGGCAGGCGAGCCGCGTTGGCCGCCGCCAAATCCTTGAAGCCGGCCGCTCGGGCCAGCCGCTCCGCTTTGTTGCGGTCCGTCTGCATGAGGCGGCCCTGCTCGGTCTTGTTCCA